GTCACGTTACACGCAGTATTGAGAATCCCATGCTATTTGTGCAAGACAATGTTGTGGGCACATGTAACTTGTTAGATTATGCACGATTTTACTTGCCTAATCTAAAAAAGTTTATTAACTTTGGCACTGATGAAGTGTTCGGGTCGGCACCTGATGGTGTTGAGTATAGAGAATATGATCGATACAACAGTCGCAGTCCTTACTCAGCTACCAAAGCTGGTGCCGAAGAACTGTGTGTGGCCTATGAAAACACATTTGGTATGCCAATCTACTGCACACATACTATGAATGTATTTGGCGAACGTCAGTTACCTGAAAAGTTTCTTGGGTTGGTCATGCGTAAAGTGTTGGAAGATCAAGAAGTTACTATTCATTGTGATGAAAAAACTGGCACCGAAAGTGGCCTACGTCACTGGGTGCATGCCGCAGATGTTGCTGATGCTACTATGTTCATCATGAACCTGCCACACAAAGGATTTCCATTGCCCGATGACTTTGGTGGAGCCACTTGTCCTAAGTTTAATGTTGTGGGACAACGAGAAATCAGCAATCTTGAAGTTGCACAAGACGTTGCAAAGATAATGGGGCGCGACCTTAAATATACAATGGTAGGTTATGATACCCAACGTCCAGGTCATGACTTTCGCTATGCACTCAGTGGCGAATATATGAAGAGTCTTGGTTGGGAACCCAAATATGATTTTGACACACGACTTGAACAAATGATAAACTGGACACTTAAGAATTCTCGCTGGTTAAAATTATGAATCACGTGCATGAAAACAACAAGTGCTTGGCTTGCGGTAGCAAGAACATGCAAACTGCGTTGGACCTTGGCGTTCAACCACTAGCAAACAGTTACAAGAAGTCTGTTGCTGACAGTGAGGATTGTTATCCATTGGCAGTTCGACTTTGCCACGACTGTTATCATTTACAGTTAAGCCATACAGTTGATCCTGAAATTATTTACAAAAACTATTTGTATGCCACTGGCACAAACAAAACTATTCGAGAATACTCCAAGTGGTTTGCTAATTTTTGTTTAGAGTATCTTCCTGGTTCAAAGAGTGTTCTTGATATTGGGTGTAACGATGGTACTCAACTGGACTATTTTAAAGAATTAGGATTCAATACCTACGGCATTGATCCGGCTGAAAATTTACATGAACGCAGTAGTGCAAATCACGGTGTGATGTGTGACTTTTTTGGCCCAGAGGCTGTGAGTCGGTTGGCCACAACCGATTACAACATAATCACAGCACAAAATGTTTGCGCACACAATCCAGATCCATTGGGATTTTTGCAATCATGCCGCAATCTAATGCATGAAGATACTTTGTTGTTTGTGCAAACAAGCCAAGCAGATATGGTATTGCACAACGAGTTTGATACAATCTATCACGAGCACGTTAATTTTTTCAATGCCAACAGCATGTCCAAGTTGGCGCAACGTGCAGGACTACATCTAGTTGATGTAGTTAAGACTCCTATACACGGCAATAGCTATATCTTTGTGCTGAGTTTAAAAAATAGTCGTCAGCATCATGTGCAAAACATCATTGCCATGGAAGCACCACTGCTTAAACAAAACACATATCAAATGTGGCGTAATACAGTAGAGTCAAACATGTCTGCATTAAAGTTTCATATTGACCAATATCGAGAGCAAGGGTACAAGTTAGTTGGATATGGTGCCGCAGCCAAAGGTAACACACTGTTAAATTATGCAGAGCTTGATTTAGATTTTATTGTTGACGACAATCCACTCAAGCAGGGATTATACACACCCGGACGTGCCATACCTATTGTAGGTGTCGAACAGGTGCAAAACTTAGCCCAACAAGATCGTGTGTTGTTTATTCCTTTGGCTTGGAATTTCTTTGATGAGATTAGAGAACGAATTTTAGCTGTTCGTAAAAATGATCAAGATGAGTTTCTCAGATATTTCCCCACAGTAGAATTGGTTAAATGAAAAATTATTTGATCAAGGGTCTGCATAAAATTGGCAGTACCAAATGGTGGCCTGGAAGCGATCGTAGTTGGGAAGGTGATTTATATCCCATGTACGAAAAAATGAATGAATTGAGCAAGCAAAGTCTTTTTCATTTTTTAGAAGGTGACTGGGAACTGATTAATCTTGTTAGCGAAGCAACGGATGTTAATCATGTGTTTAGGCAACAATTCCAGGCCATATGGGAAATTTGGCAACGAGAACCCTGCAACATTTTTTACTGCGGGTCTGACACACAGATGATCAAGCCCACCAAGGTGTTTGACCAATACCAACATTTTCTACTGTTTAACTACACTGACCCAAAAAGCTTTGGTCCGTGCTCGCACTTTCTTAATGCTGACATTAGATATTATCCCAGCACAATGAGCCGTGATATGTGGACTTGGGCATTGGCTCAGACCAAAACACTTGACTGGTGGAACAGCGATCAGTTATTATATAATCAAATGGTGTGGAGTCAGGGAATTGGGGCAGAAAAAGTAATTGATCCTCGCATGGCTTATCAAGGATTTATGTTGCCAGGCGATGAGTCAACTCAATCTAGATCTGATCAATGGAATGGATGTAAAATTAAAGATGCTCATCTCATACATTGGCACGGAAGTCGTGGTGCCCAATCTAAATTAGAATTAATGCAAAGTATCAACAATCAGTTAGGGGTACCAGTGGTTCCAGTAAAACCTATCCCTCATCAAGTGATTGATATTTCACATATTGTATAACACAGATAATAAAATTGACTAATAAAAGAACTATAATAGTAACTGGCGCCGCTGGCTATATTGGTGGACAAATTGCATTGCAATTAACTGATGCAGGGCATGATGTAGTCGGTGTCGATCGCAGACCGTTGCCTGATCATCTTAATAACGTAATGAATTTTGTGCAAGCTGATTTTGATAGTGATGTTGCTCGCCAGCTCATAATTGATACCAAGCCAACTGCCATTATTCATTGTGCCGGCACAAATTTAGTTGGTCCAAGTATAACACATCCTAGTGAGTACTACGATAACAACATAATCAAAACCATACACTTGTTGGATTTTGTATTACATGCTGTGCCAGATGTTAGATTTATTTTTAGCTCAAGTGCAGCCACGTATGGCATGCCTATTATGACTCCTTGCCAAGAAGTTGATCCTTGCGAGCCCATCAGCCCTTACGGCGAAAGCAAGTTGATGATTGAACGTGTGTTGTCTGCTTACCATCGTGCATATAAACTTGACTATGTGTCATTTAGATATTTCAATGCATGTGGTGCTGATAGCAAACAGCGGCACGGACAAGAGTCTGGAGCAACTCATATTATTGCCAAGGTATTGGAAAGCGTTAAAAACAACACACAGTTTACCTGCAACGGCAACAACTACGAAACACCAGACGGCACTTGTATACGAGATTATGTCCACGTTGAGGATATTGCTACTGCACATATCATGGCTCTGGACAGCACGTTGGTGTCTGCAGGCGTGTATAATCTAGGCACTGCCAACGGATCAAGCAATATTGAAATAGTAGCAGAAGCGCAAGAAGTCACAGGAAAAGAAATTTCAGTGGCTATCGGTCCTGCAAGAGAAGGCGACCCGGCAGTGCTCACAGCAGATGCTGGTAAATTTAATCAAATAACAGGTTGGCAATCTACATACTCACTCAACGACATGGTTAAACATGCCTGGGCATGGTACAACAAACAATAAAATCACATGGGCTTTGATAAAATATTAGATTTTGAAACGGCGCTGGCTGAATTCACCGGTGCGCCATATGCAATCATGACTGATTGTTGCACACATGCACTTGAACTTTGCTTTAGATACGATATTGTGCAAGAATGCAAATTTACTCCTTACACATATCTAAGTATTCCTATGTTGATGCACAAGTTGCACATAGACTATCATTACCTTGATGAAGACAAACAAACATGGAAAGGAGAATACCATTTCTCCGGAACACGTATTTGGGATAGTGCCCGACGCCTTGAAGAAAAAATGTATTACAGCGGAACGCTTCAGTGTCTCAGCTTTGGCAATGGTAAACCATTAGAAATTGGCCGTGGTGGTGCAATATTATTAGATGACAAAGCGGCATACAATACCATGCTGGCACAGCGATACGATGGCAGAGATTTAACTATTGCACCGTGGCAATCACAGAAGATTTTTCATGTTGGATATCACTACAAGCCCACAATTGAAGAAGCCATAACAGGCATTTCACTGTTAGAAAAACTCAAACAACAACCGCCTGAACCTAGATTTGTTGCGTACCCGGATCTAAGAGAAATTACCATAGTATAAACATGAGTACATTATGGGTGTTTGGCCATAGTATATGTTTGCCTTTTAATCTAACTGATTGTACAGGCTGGTCAGATTTGCTGGCAAAAAAATTAAATGTTAATTGTGTAAATCTTGCCGAGCCCGGCGCTGATAATTTCTACATATACGATAGTTTTTTAAAAAATAAAGATAGCATAAAAGAAAATGATATTGTTGTAATTGGATGGAGTCATTATAGCAGAAAATCATTTGTGTTAGACCGAACTAATCCTGCACAAACAGCAGTTATTGATAATAGTCTTTTATATAAATCAAAAAACACTGAATTTATCAGGAGCAATAGTGCCACAAGAGTCCCGTCTGCTTGGCTCACGCTAACACCCATCAATCGGGGAGTCTCTTACTATGACATTTGGTTTGAAAACTATTACTCTGCGCAAGAACAAAAGACAAACTTTCAAGGATACTTGGACAGTGTATTGTTGAATTCAATAAATTCTAAATTTAGATATTTGCCATTTTACTTTGGCAAAGAAAGTGTTGATGATATTGATATTTCAAGCTGTTGCCACGCAGGATTCATGACAGAGTTTATTGTTGACCACAAATTGCAAATTAGCAAATACGATTTACATTTATCCAAACACGGGCATACAATATGGGCAGATTATTTGCTAGATCAGTTGACAACGACCTAAGTATACTGTATAATAACACAATGGCAATCCACTGCCTTAACATCGGAGAAACAACATTGACAAGAGAATTTACACAAAATACTGCGCTTACTAAAAAAGATGAACGTGAGTTTAAACAAGACAAATACGTGACTTCAACAAAAGAAGTGCATGTAAAAAAAGAAACAGGATTGGACGCAATGGCAGGCGATAGCGGATATGAAGAAGATAAGTACCTAGGCAACTATCTTCGTGCTAAAATGAAACGTGACAACAAACGTTTCTGGGCAGGCGATAACATCAGTGAATATGTTAACGACTATAACATAGAGCAACTGATTGACGAGGCTACAGAAGCATTTGAACTAGTGCTAGATCGATTGCTTATTGATCGTGAAAATGATCCAAACTCAAAAGGCACAGCAAGACGCTTGGCCAAAATGTACTTTAACGAAATAATGGCAGGTAGATATGAATCAGCACCAGACGCAACAGCATTTCCAAACGACAGCGCCGACCGATACGAAGGCATGCTTGTGGTACGTAGTGAGCTTCGCAGTATGTGCAGTCATCACCACCAACCTGTCAGTGGCGTTGCTTATATTGGGATTATTGCCGCTCAAAAGCTCATTGGCCTTAGCAAGTACACTCGTATTGCTCAGTGGTGTGCTCGTCGTGGTACCCTACAAGAAGAACTGGCCAACGACATCGCTAGAGAAATCATGAAAGCAACCGAAGCAAAGGATGTTGGCGTTTATGTACAAGCTGTGCACGGATGTTGTGAAAATCGCGGCATCATGGCACATAGTTCATTAACACAGACCACTGTGCTCAAGGGTTCCTTCAAGGACGACGCAGGTACAAAGAAAGAATTCTTTGACAACATCAAATTGCAACAAGACTTTGCCCCACGTTAAGGAAAACCAATGACCTATGTTGTAACCGAAGAGTGCATACGCTGTAAACACACCGATTGTGTTGATGTTTGCCCTGTGGACTGCTTTGTAGAAGGCCCAAACTTTCTAGTAATTAATCCAGACGAGTGTATTGATTGTGCTGTGTGTGTACCAGAGTGCCCAGTAGATGCAATCTACGCAGAAGAAGATGTCCCAGAAAGCCAACGTGCATTTATTCAATTAAACGCCGAATTGGCAAAGTTATGGAAACCAATTACCAAACGTAAAGACCCGTTGCCAGACCACAAGGCATGGACCGGAGTGCCTAACAAACTAGATCAGTTAGACCGTGGATGATGTGAAAAACATCATTGTTTTTGGGCCTGGGCGCACTGGCAGTCATTGGATTGAAAAAATCCTAATTGATCTCTGTGGCGGATCTGGAAAAACAATTCAAGACATTACATTATTGCCCAACTGTTGGATATTACACACACATGACATTGTGGATTTAATTACCACACAACCACAATTAAGAGAATCGTGCATATTGATAAATTCGTTGCGTAGAAGTCTTTTCGATAGGGCTATCAGCAATATTGTATCAATCAAAACCAAAGAATATTTCAAATATAGTTCTAGATCATTTGATCCATTTGTAGTTGATATTGGTAATTTTGAAACAGCCTATAGATTTGCCGAGGTGCAGGCCGCACAGTTTAATAAATTCATGAGATATCGATACGCACACATAGTTGACATATACTATGAGGATTTGATTAATTCCGCCAATCCTGAGGAATATGTTGCTGGTATGTTGAATATGCCCTACACACAAACAAGCAAAGCGGAACAATCAAATTCTTTTAAAAATCCACGCAACTATAAAGACTTAATTTTGAATTGGGACAACTTGGTTGCACATTCAGAAATTCTGATTAACACACCTATCACACAAGTTGAAAAACCAAGGTACTATGTGTAAGGTGATCACAACAAATAAATACCTTAGCGGCCTAGTTCGGCATCATCCCGCTTTACAAACTCTGCTGCCTATGCTATAATTTAACATAGGAGAACATAATGGCAAATCTACAACCCGTACTCTACAAGTACACCAGCACCAAAGAATATCACGACGCATTTCCTTGCGCCTATCGACAGTGGAGGGCCGACAGTCATTGTAATTTAATTCATGGCTATTCATTTAGCATGAAGTTTTACTTTGGCACCAACGACCTAGACGTTCGTAACTGGGCGGCAGACTATGGCGGCTTAAAAGAACTAAAGAAAACATTAGAAGATCAATTTGATCACACACTTATTGTAGCTCAAGATGATCCGCAAATGGAAACATTTAAACTACTACAAGAGCGTAATATGGCCAAGGTAGTGGTACTGCCCAAACTAGGATGCGAGGGTCTAAGCGACATGCTTTACAAGTATGTGAATGGGGTTTACATTCCAGAGATGTGGGGACCTGGTGAGGCAAAAAGATTATGGTGCTATCGTGTGGAAGTACGTGAGACTCAAGCTAATATGGCGTTCCGCGAAGGTCATAGAGAATGGAATGAGGATCTATTTGCATGAATAGTCTAGAAAGTATCTGGGCTAGAGCAACTGGGCACCTGATGGGGGTGTCAGATCACGTTCGTCCGGATGTGCCTATATTGACTCTTCGAGAAGCTCGAATAGCCTTGTTCTTAAAGACGTTCTGGGTTATAATACATGTTATCACTTGCTTTTTTATCATAGCAAATGTAATACACAACTGGTAAATTATGAACACTAAAATCAAAGAAACTCTGGACATTCTCCAAGAAGAATGTGCCGAAGTTATACAAGCAGTAAGTAAGATCAGCCGCTTCGGATTAGATAATTTAAAACCCGGCAAGCCCAAGACCAATCGAGAACATCTTGAAGAAGAGCTTGGCGACCTGCTGGCCATGATTGATATTTTGCACGAAATGGACATAGTGTCTTGGGAAAATTTGGATGTTGCCAAAGGAGCCAAGATTGAAAAATTAAAGAAATGGTCAAATATATACAATGAGAGAATATAAATTAGCCCTACTGTTACCAACACGTGGTCGTACAGAAGCACTACGACGCAGTGTGCTGAGCCTTGTAACCACTGCCGATGATGTTGATTCATTTGAACTCCTGTTGGGATTTGACAACGATGATACTGCCACAATAGAATATTTCCAACAGACATTACAACCCGAATTGGATTCACTGGATGTAAACTATCAAGTGCACGAATATGAACGTATAGGGTACATTCGGTTGAATGAGTATGTAAACAGTTTGGCAAATGCATCAGACGCGGACTGGCTTGTGTTTTGGAATGACGATGCCGTGATGGAATCCACCGGGTGGGACACTACCATTACTAGCTACACAGGACAATTTAAATTGTTGGCGTTTGACACACACAAGAAACATCCATATAGTATATTTCCAATTGTTCCACGTGAATGGCTTGATCTGTTTGGATACATGAGCCCACATTCACTTAGTGATGCATGGTTGAGCCAACAAGCATATCTATTGGATATCTTAGAAAGAATAGATGTCAAAGTACTGCATGATCGATTTGACTTAACTGGCAACAACAAAGATGAAACTTTTGAAAATCGTCCTATGTTAGAAGGTAATCCCAATGATCCAAGAGATTTCCATCATGTGGGATGGCAGAAAAAGAGATTGGAAGATGCTAAAAAAATATCCGAATACATGGAGTCAAAAGGTATTGACACAACTTTTTATAAAGCTATAATAGCAGGTAAGCAAGATCCTTGGGAAAAATTAAAACTCAACGATGTAAACAAACAGATGTCACAATTTAATATACGAAAGTAAAATAATGTTTGGAACAAATGAAATCATTGGCAAAAAGTATTTTAAAGACGCACCTAAAGATAGTTTGTTTGTAACTAGCATATTCTTTACCTTGCAAGGAGAAGGACCATATGCAGGCATGCCAGCATTGTTTATTCGTCTTACAAAATGTAATCTAGATTGTAGTTTCTGCGACACGTTCTTTGATGATGGCGAATGGATAACCTATGTAGATCTAGAACAACGTGCACATGACACCATAAGAGATTTTTGGGTCAGTAAAGGCAAAGCAGTACCTGAGTGGGCAGTGAGCGGTCGCAACAATTATCCTGGTGTTGTACTAGTAATGACTGGTGGCGAACCGTTGTTACAAGATAATATTACAGGGTGGATGCAACGTCAGTTAGGTCACTACAAAGCTGTACAGGTTGAAAGCAACGGCATTCCCGAAACAGAAGTACCTGCTGGTGTCACACTAGTGTGCAGTCCTAAATGTGTAGAAAAGAATGGCAAGCCTGTAAAATATCTTGCACCAAGCAAGACTATTTTACAACGTGCAGACTGTTTAAAATTTGTAGTGAGTGCAGACACAGAGAGTCCGTACAATACTGTTCCAGACTGGGCAGTTGAGTGGAAACGCACCAATCCCAACAAAGAAGTCTATTGCAGTCCAATGAATATCTACAACAGCTTTCCGCAAAAGATTAAATTACTTCGTGCAGAAAAAGGCACAATCACCATGGCTGAACGTAGCACAGTGGATGAAGTCATTAGTTTTTGGGAACCTGGATTGTTGGACTTGGCAGCTAATCAAGCCAATCACGAGTATGTGGGTCAGTTCTGCATTGAAAATGGATTCAAACTAAACCTGCAACAACACTTGTATGCAAGCTTAGCCTAACATAAAGGAAACTAACATGGGATTATTTGATAAACTATTTGGAAAGGCGCCGCCACCTGCTAAAACTGCACCAGAGCCTAAACCTGAAAAGAAAAAAGCTCTAGAAAAAACTGAAAAAGAGTTAGCTACTGAAAAGGGAGAACCCTGGGTTGGTATTCTGAGCATGAATGTTGATCCAGAAAATTTACACCAAGGTGCATTTGAAATTGACTGGAATGAAAAGTTTGTTGCTAACTTGGTCCGTGCAGGTTATCAAATGAATCCCAAAGATGCAGATGCAGACATTGTTGATCGTTGGTTCCAGAATGTGTGCAGGCATGTTGTTATGGAAACATGGGAACAAGAGGTGGCAAACAACCCTGGACGTGATAGAGTTGTCAAACAAAGAGATATTGGTGACGGCCGGACTGAAATATCATGAAGATATATTTCAACGGTGATAGTTATGTTTCGGGTGCCGAGTTACTTGCCCCTGCTACACAAGGATTTGCCGCAAAATTATCTGCCAAGTTTGGTGCTACAATTATAAATCAAGCAGAAAATGGATCAAGTAACAATTTAATAATTCGCAAACTAACCTTGTTTTTAGATCAGTGTAAACAAGCCAACACATTTCCGGATCTTGTGGTAATTGGATGGTCTGAGTTTATTCGTGAAGAGTGGTTTGTAAATGAAACATATAAACCAGTATCGTTTACTGGTCCTGTATCTAGATCTTATGATCCTGATTCTTTTGACTATTGGAAAAATAATATGTCAAGAAATCCACATTTTACTCATCAGATGTGTAAGTTTTATAACCGAGCAATATACAATCTCCATCGAGAACTACAACATCTGACCATACCTCATCTATTCTTTAACGCAATTTATCCATTAAATCAGTTAGAGTCAGTTCGAGAGGATTTTCTTAAAAATGATCCGATACATAAATTTAACTGGACAAATTCTTATTTCCACCCTTATGACAATCACGAGATGACCTGGAGAGGATGGGCATTAAAAAATAATTACAAACCTGTTAGTCCTGGATTTTTGCATTTCCGCGAAGATTGTCAAATTGACTGGGCAGAGATTATCTACAATTATATCAAAGAAAAAAACATAGTATGATATTGTATGTCAACGGTGATAGTCATACTGCCGCTGCTGAAGCAGTGAACACACATGCATTTGCATGTGATGACGGAAGTTTATTTTACATGGGCAGAGCACCGCACCCTGAAAATTTAGCTGTGAGTTGGGGCAGAAGATTAAGCGAAACGTTAAAAGCAAGTTTTCATTGCGGAGCCGAAAGTGCCAGTAGCAACACTCGCATAATTAGAACCACAAAAGAATGGCTGGCAAAACTGCATAATTTTAATGAGGTTTTAATAATTATTCAGTGGAGCACATGGGAACGAGAAGAATGGTTGATCGATGATGTTTATTATCAAATAGGTTCAAGTGGCATAGATGATGTTCCGGACACCCATAAACAACGTTATAAAGAATTTGTAGTGGGTGTGGACTGGAAAGAAAAAACAGCTCAAGCACATGATGAAATTTGGCAATTTCACAATGAACTAACAGACATGGGTATACAGCATGTCTTTTTTAACGGCAACAATGATTTTAGCCAAATTAAAAAACGTAAGAAGTGGGGCTTGAGTTATATAGATCCATATGAGCCAGCAGGCACATACAATGCTCAAATTCAGGCAGCAGGTATCCAAACAGTAATGCCCGGATCATGGCATTTTGGTAAAGATGGACATGCATTTTGGCATCGATTCATGATTAATTACATCATTAAAAATATTAAAATTTGACTTTGTATTCTATTTGTGCTATAATTAGACTATGAAATACGTACTAATTGACACAGCAAATATGTTCTTCCGTGCCCGGCACACTGCGTTTCGCGCCAGTGATCCGTGGGAAAAGGTAGGAGTAGCATTACACACAACTCTTATGAGCGCCAACAAAGTGGTCAAACGCTTTGAAGCTGATCATGTGGTATTCGCACTAGAAGGTCGTAGCTGGCGTAAAGATCATTACAAACCCTACAAGGCCAATCGTGCTGTGGCCCGGGCCGCACTCACAGAATCTGAGCAAGAAGAAGACAAAATGTTTTGGGAGACCTATGACAATCTGACTAAATACTTGTCAGAGAAGACCAATTGCAGTGTAATCCGATGCGCTAATGCTGAGGGCGATGACATAATCGCTCGTTGGATTGCCCTACACCCCCAAGACGATCACGTGGTAGTTAGCTCAGACACAGATTTTGTGCAACTAGTTGCCCCCAACGTCACACAATACAATGGTATCACAGATGAACTTATCACGCTCGAAGGCATCTATGATGCCAAAGGTAAACATGTTGTTGATAAAAAAACTAAACAGCCAAAAGCCATACCAGACCCAGCATGGCTACTCTTTGAGAAGTGTATGCGTGGTGACACCTCCGACAACATCTTTAGTGCTTATCCGGGAGTACGTACGAAAGGCACAAAGAATAAAGTTGGTCTCCAGGAAGCCTTTACCGATCGTGGAGCCCGCGGATATAATTGGAACAACATGATGTTGCAACGTTGGACAGACCATAATGGCGAAGAGCATCGTGTGTTGGACGACTATGAACGCAATCGATCGTTGATCGATCTCACATGCCAGCCGCAAGAGATCAAAAATGCTGTAGACACTACTATACGTGAACAACTATCACACAAAGATATTGGACAAGTGGGTGTTAGATTTATGCAATTTTGTGGCAAGTATGAATTAGTTAGATGTAGCGAAAATGCCGACAGCTTTGGACGTTGGCTAAATCAAACATACAAAGGAGTATTAAATGTTAGTAGCTAAAACAGTGGCAGATAAACAATTTTGGATTTTACAAAAGGACAATCGCAAAGTTGGCAACATCGAAGCCTGGGATGGTGGATTTCAAGTTCGTATTGACAATCAAGTAAAACAGTTTAAAACAATTAAACTTGCGGCACGTGAAGAAAATATTGTATTTGAAAGCGAAGCTAAATCGTCTAAGCCGTCAACATCAGACGTACACGGATTTCCTGTAGTCAGCAAATGCTATAATCCTGTGTGGGACGTGGTACATCGTTTACCATTGTATACCAAAACTCGCAAAAGCAAAAGTTGGTTTGCTGCCGGATGGTATTCAATCAAACGTGGTCGCAATTGGAAAATAGTACAAGATCCCAAACTGATTGCATTACAAAGATATCCTTATCAAGGTCCATTCCGTGCCAAACAAGAGGTAACTTGATGAAAAAAACTATGCTAGTGTGTGGTGCTGGTGGATTCATTGGTTCGCACTTAGTTCGTAGTTTAAAACAACAAGGACATCATGTTATTGGTGCAGATTTAAAATATCCCGAGTTTGAAACAACGGACGCAGATGAATTTTACATAGTTGATTTACGAAAACAGCACAATGTTGATGCAATTGTTGAATCAAACATTGACACTGTTTATCAACTAGCAGCCGACATGGGAGGTGCTGGATACATATTTACTGGAGATAATGACGCAGATGTCATGCACAACTCCGCTAGCATCAATATCAACATAGTGTCATCAATGCAACAAGCAGGCGTAAAAAATGTATTCTTTACATCTAGTGCTTGTGCCTATCCTGCACACAATCAACTTGATCCCAGCAATATATTAATCACAGAAGACAGTGCCTATCCTGCAAATCCCGACAGTGAGTACGGATGGGAAAAAATATTTTCTGAAAGATTATATTTGAGTTATGCACGTAACTACGATTTTCGTGTTAGGATAGCAAGACTACACAATGTGTTTGGACCGCAAGGCACCTGGAATAATGGCAAAGAAAAAGCGCCAGCGGCATTGTGTCGTAAGGTAGCGGCTGGCACTGACACAATAGAGATTTGGGGCACTGGTAGTCAAATAAGAAGTTTTATGTATATCGATCAATGCATCGAAGGCATCCACCGATTGCAAAATAGCAACTATGCCTTGCCTGTTAACTTAGGCAGCAACAGATCAATATCAATCACTGATCTTGCTCAATTGATTGCAAAAATTGCCAACAAAGAAATTTTAATTAAGTACATTACTGGACCAGTTGGTGTAAACGCAAGAACCAGTGATAATACACTAATTAAAAAGATCTTACAATGGGAACCAGCGGACAACCTAGAATACGGGTTGACACAAACATACAACTGGATCAATAAACAAATCAAGGACAACGGATGAATGTAGGAATTATAGGTGTAGGAAAATTAGGATTAGCGTATGCATTGCTGTTTGAACAGCGTGGTTTTAATGTTGTGGCCAGTAGCTACAAAGAAGATTATGTCACTGCATTACAGGCTAGACGCACTGATCAAATTGAACCCGGCATTAAAGAAATGCTTGAGAGTGCCAAAAATATTGAATTTACTGTTGATAATCATCAAGTGATTGATCAATGCAATTTATTATATGTGCTGGTTGCTACTCCAAGTACACCGCAAGGTGACTACGATGTTAAGCCTGTGTGGGACGTGGTCAATGACATTCGTTCACATAAAGGCAATGTGCGAGACAAAGTGTTGATTGTAGGGTCCACTTGTAATCCAGGCACATGTGTTGAAATACAAAAAGAACTTGACGACTTGGGTGTTCATGTTGTGTATTGTCCTACATTTGCCATGCAAGGTGCAGTTATATCCAGCATTTTAAATGCACATACCCTGTCGCTGGGTACTGAAAACGATCAAGCCGCTGACAGGTGCCGAGACTTGTTTTCTAAGTTGATCACACCTGATACGCCTGTGTATCAAGTACATCCGACCACAGGCGAAATTCTAAAGTTAGCAGGCAACTGTCGTGCCACAATGGAAATTAGCTTTTTCAACATGATGGGGCAATTTTTAATCAATGCAGGAATGGAAAAAGATCTTGACACTGCCAGCAAGTATCTTAATCTAATCAAAGCCACACAAAAATTTCACTTTGGATTTGGATTTGGAGGGCCTTGCTATCCTAGAGACAACAGATCGTTTGTACACTATGCCAAATCGCAGGGCATGGATTATCCATTGGGGGAAATAGTAGATAGTTTTAATGAATCTCATGTTGAATTTTTAACAGACTATTTTATAAAACAAAATTCCAACAACTTACCTTACTACTTTGAGTATGTGAGCTACAAGAAAGGTGTTAATATCTTTGAAGAAAGTCATCAGCTTAAAATTTGTAGGAAATTATTGGCCACCAAGGCAAAAGTATACATTGAACCCACTGTGTTTTTACTGCCGTTACTGATAGAAGAACTTAAAACAGAATTTGGTGACCGTGTTGAATTTGTATCCAAATCAATGTTAACCAATCAAGATATTGTTTGTTACGATATAACCACTTAAAAAAATAGTATGTACATAGTTAGATATTATGTCACTGGCGGGAAATTGTTGTCCAAAAAAATTTTCCCAAACTTGTCTGAAGCAATTCGATTTTCAGTGTACAAGGTTGGCCACGGACAAGTTCATAGTATAGATTTAATTAAGGATGACGAATGAGTATTCACATACAAAAGTTTATCGAACGAGTACAAGGGTTTGAAGCACGGGCTGTAAAAGATTTTACCATGCCCATGAAAGATGCAAAAGATCTGCATGCTGATATCACCAGATTGTTATTAAATCTTCATGTATTACATGAACATTTGCAAGCCAAAGGATCTGACAATCAGATTCAGGTAACAGTTGAAGGTGGATCCTTTTAAAAACTCTCTGTATTTGTCATAAATAAAATATAGGAGTTTAATGAGATGAGTAGACCCAAGCCCAAAGTTCTATTAGAGCTGACCAACAAAGCCACTTACAAGACCGAGCAAGTGTTGTCATCAGCTGGAGTATGGGCAGTATTTTATGATGACGCTCCTATCAATTTAAAAACTAGTAACTTGTTGGTTCAGCATCCTGGACCAAAATACAAAAAAGTCAGTTTCTCAAATCCTGGGCATGCGCACAATCTTTCAAAGAAGTTAAATGCTCAATTCAAGACAGACAAGTTCACTGTGGTATTATTAGTACAAGGCGAAATTGTCCGACCAGGCAGTGCGTGACAAATTAAAGCTAACAGAAATTCTGGTAGCAGAATTACCAGAAGAATTTGCAGACACAGTCGAATCTGCCAGACGCAGTTGGTGGTCGAACATCAGAAAAACCGGGGGCATGAGATTAACCGAACATGGTTTTTATATCTTTAGCCGGGTATTGAAACTGTCGCACTACGGTATAGACATCAACCAAACTCCTGGCAATCGACGTATTGTTCTCACACTTGATCGTAAACTACAAAGTCCTTACTACATTGAAATAGTCAAAGGCATACCTGTTAAGTTACACATGTTTGGCAGTCGAGAAGCTGTGGCGGCACAACTGTATGGCGATCTAGAAAAATTTTTAAACAACTATTGATATGTGCGGTATACTGTTGGTACAAAGTCGGGACAACATTCCTTTAGAAAAACATCTACAGGCGTTTGCCATACTGGATTCTCGCGGACCAGACTTCCACAGATATCGTTATGAAAACAACACATTCATTGGCCAGACTGTGCTACATATCACTGGTACTGCAGAGTACTACCAGAAGGAGTACACTAACTTTTTGGCCTACAACGGAGAGATTTACAACTATCGTGAAATTGGTAGCTACGACAACGACATTGAATTTGTGCATGATGCTGTGGAGCATGATATCACTAGGTTGCGCAGTGGATGGGGGCCATGGGCATGGGCATGGACCAATAACAACACAGTGATGTATGCCAGTGATCCACAAGGTGAGCGAAGTTTATATCAATATCAAGATGACAGTATTTTAATTGTGTGTTCAGAAGTTGCACCAATACTAGAATATGTTGCCGCAGTCAAAGTTCCACAGGATTATGCTACTAGACACTGGGCAATGTTGTCATTAACACCGTGGCGCGGCATTTCACGCATTGATTCTGGATATTTGTATCAAGACGGAATGCGTATTGTAGAGATTGACAGTGTGTTTGATTGGATACGTCCCACACACTACAATAATATTAATCAGGCCTATGAAGAATTCAAACATGTATGGGCCAACACACTAAGAACAATGACTCCGGCATGTGCAGCCGCATTGACTTATTCTGGGGGATTAGACAGCAGTATAATATTGAGTCACATGCAGGATCTTGAATTATACACCACAAACATGACCGGCAAAGATCCTGTGGTAGATTGTGCACCAACATTGTTAACCGATCGGGAATTATCTCAACTACATGAATTGCACATAGATGCACAGCAATGGGCTGTGCACTATAAATCTGTACTGCAACGCACACAAATGCCCGTGCAGAGCTGGAGTTTTGCAGGGCAATGGGCTATATGCAAAGCCTGCGAACAACGAGTGCTATTTACAGGTGTAGGCGCTGACGAACTGTTTGGCGGATATGATGTGTATCGTACACTTGATTACAACAACAAATACTCAGTTAGTCCATACAGCGCAAATGGTAACAGTCAGTTATGGGATCGGTGCATGAGTGCGTACAATGATCATGCAGGACAAGCCACCTTGCTCATGGACTATTGGTATCAAATTGCTGGTTGTGATGCTCGTGGTATTGATGTGATCAGTGGTGCTTGGGGGATAGAATCTCGCAATCCGTTTTTGTCCCGTCCTGTGATGCAGTTGGCCTTGAACTTGCCATTTGAATTCAAAGTGTCAGGAGTGCCAAAACCACTAATTAGACGACTATTTCTTGAACGGTGGGACTTGGAGCATGTGTTGCCCAAAAAAGGATTTACTGGACATTGCAATGATAGCCTGCCATGGTTAGACATTAATATTCAACCAACTGGCAACAGAGATCGCGATTGGTACCAAGCAGTACTCAAGAGTTTTTATAACTAGCCCAATCTACCAGTTGATCAAACCAACTGGGAATAAAGTTCACACCAGGATGCTGTTGCAAGTAAACAGTCATTGCACCCACACAGTATTCTTCTCCGGGAGTGATTGCGGCAGTGCGCAAACTGTCATATTCATACCAATCAATGCCGTATGGTGCTTGTGCATCAGTTAACCTAAATAAAAATTCTTGGCCTGGTACTGCACGACACAATTGAGCAAACTGCGCAAATGTGGTTATTGGTTCTAGGTGTTTGAACTGATCTTGATGATCAACATGAGTGCTAATAAACGCAGTCACAGTTTGAATGCTGTCAATGCGCTCAAGTGCTCGTAATCTACTTTCACCTGTGCCAGACTCTAACAAAGGTTGTCCTATGTATTGCAACAACATGGGTTTGATACTGCCTTGTCGTGGTAGATCATCGACCCACATGTTGAGTTTGACCAAGTTGGCAATCTCATAGTGATTAGCAGTGTCTGCTACAAAATCATCTATACCTTGACTGGTTATGTGAGTGTTGGCCCAGTTACATAGATCTTGTAGTTGTTGGTTGGTACGTATTTCATGCTTGTTTTGTTGTGGATTGAAAAACAAACAATGTGTTCCATTGTGCAGACTATCTTGTATGATGTCTTGAGTGGAGGGGTACACAATGTGTGTTATAGGATTATTCCAATACATATTTTAGTTTCTTTTGTGCAACGTCTTGTTGAAAGACATTTTGTTGTAATAAATCATAATTGTGTTGCAGTCTTGCCGGATCAAGATCAATACAGTTCTCTAGCAATGCCATATTGCGGGCAATTGCATAGTAGCAACGATCCCAAGGATCTGATTTGTATTGATAGCTGTGGTCAACAACATCATCAAATATATCAAACCCCATGCTGGCCATATAATCAGCAATGCGCCAGCCTCCAACCCAGACAGGCACAGTACCACCGCAAATGGCCATTAACGTTTTTTCTGTGACAATAGTTTCTTTTTCATAAAACGCAGGCTCTGTGATCAAGGAAACGCAACTGGGTTCAAACACTGTGGTCTGCAATAGGCCTTGGTATGTATGGGCATTCTTAAAGGAACCGTTGCGCACGCCTTGGTCCATGACAACTTCAGTTCCAAACACATAGTTAGTAGATGGCATATCAAGCATTACACTGTCAATTATAAACTGGTACTTGGGCACCTGCAATGTTTTAGTGACTGTGCGCCAACACAACGAATGGCTATAATTGGTTAATCCAAAATACTCTAACAATATCAACAAAAACTCACGATGCGGGCGTGGCTTGTTTATCATAAAGTTAAATGCAGTTGTTTTGTTTGTCCAATCGGGCACTATGTTTTGCTGAATAAATTCTTGGTTTTCTCTGGCCAAAAATGTTGGCAAACACACATGCGGATATTCAGCAAATTCGTATTCAACATTCACATGGTCAAATACCAGCAAGTGTTTTTGGGGATCACACAGGCTGTTTTCCAACAATGCTTTTAAATGAAAACACTGAGCTGTTTCATCATAGTGATGATCACGAACATATATAACTTCTGGACGTTTGAGAACTTCCTGAGCGTACCTATAACTAGGACCGTGAATCTCTATCATTTTAGTGTGTGTTGCAGTTGATCAATCCAGGCATTGGATTCATTGGACCACTGCTGTGCCATTGTGCGTAATAACTGTTGATTGTGCGTGGCAGCCTGTGTCAATCTAGCAGTCAAGGTGGGCAAATCCATGGCTTTTAATGCTTTGATGATCTCTAGGCTTTTCCAAACAAACACATGTTGCTTGTCTTGTACATCAACCAATTGGTCGTAGTGATTGTGGTCAATCAAATCAGACAATGTATCAAACCCTAGGCTGTGCAAATAAGCCACTGTGTATCGTCCCGACGACACAGTCCACGGCGCAGGAGTGCACAATGCTCTAAATATCTTTTCACTCACAGACACATTGTTGTCACTGCTGTAGGTTTCTACCACAATGCTTAGAAAGGACTGTAGGAAAATATCATCATGCTCTATTTCGTAATTGCGAATTGGCACTTGTGGTGTTAATAATTCATAGCTCTTTTGATATTTTGTTTGATCGGCGCTTGACTGATTCCAATGCTCATTCCAGTATTCTACAGCTTGAGCATGATCAATAAGTTTGGGATCTACTACTATGCTTGTTCCTGGTCTATAACAGTTAAAATTAACATAACCACGATGCAAATGTATTCGTAGACCTAATTCAAGCATTAATATAAATCTACGTTGGTCAATGCGATTTACCGCAAATGCAAAATCACGATTGGGCTGCCAGTTTTGATTGTCAGGCACATAATGATATATTCCCAAAAAACTAGAGGGTAATTGTATCACACGATATTGAGTAGGGCAAGTGATATAGTTGTCAGTGATCACCGTGGTATTGGAATCAAACAAATACGGCAAATCACTTTCATAATCATTGCTACAACTTATAATGTCATCAACCAAACACACTATCACAGTTTGATTAGATCGTTTCCAGATTTTTTCATTGTCGGTGGCATGGT